TCAATCCAATTCCCAACCGGAATGGATATCGATCTCACAGAAATCTTGCACAGTAACAATCTTGTTTACCCTTGCCTTTAGCTGACTCGCAAATTCCAACAACTTCGCTTTGTGAAACGCTCCGTCCTTTGCGACTTGTCTAACCTGAAAAGGAGTATGAATTTTCCATTCTTTTTGACTCTCACCGTTCCTACACTTCAAAGGAACGTCGACCTCCGGAAAAACGGCTCCGTTTAAATTCATTTGATCGTCCCGATCAAATGAATAGTGATGTGAAGATCCCAAGGCCATCGACAAAAAACCGTATATGATCTTTTCAGAACAAAGAGCGTTGATGTCGTGAATCATATCTTTTTTCTTTGAGACGATATCCAACTTCCAACCGGAGGCGGTGTGGATTTGATGGGGAATTATATTTTCGTTTTCATCTCGAAGAGGATTATCCTCCGTTTCAGCTTCCGAATCCAGTTTGTCATTCCAGTCCTGGAGCATTCTTTCTCGCGCCGTTTTTTTATCATAAACGGACTTTGGCTGAAAAGCCACCGCAACATCATCACCATCGAGCGCCGCCTCAAATTTATCCTGAATTCCCGGATTGTAATGAATTGCATAGACGACCTTGTGCTGCGTCTCATCAAACGAATGCCAAGCATTTTTACCGTTTAATTTCCGAGGATCCGAATTGATCCAGAGCACTTTGTTACTTTCCTTTTCTATAATATAATTCATGCTACCCTCACTTTGTATTTTACTGCTACGTAAGCAGGCGTGGTTTCGTTTCCGGTTCGCGGAGTGCCGTTATTATAAGCGATCGCATAATCTGTCGTGGACCGATGATCTGCACCAGTGAAACCACCTCCCCCCGTTGGACCGGCAGTATAGTTATAAGGAAATCCATTTAAGACTTGGTGGCCGTGCTCTTGGAACTGATCTTGTCCTTCAAACCCGATGCCTCCTCCATCATAGTTCCCGCCGGCCGCCTTGGCTCTTGTTCCATGCAGTCCGGCTCCTCTTGCAAAAAGACCTCGCCTATCCGGAACATTGAACGTAGTAGCTCCGTCCCCGAAACCATATTCAGTATTTAGAATCATCTCGCCCGTTTGAGAGGAAGTAAGATCCAATACGCTACCCGTCGGTGTGGATGAAATTTGGAAATCGTTTGTAGTCGGATTTCTCACGTAGTATTTTGTGAGAGCAGTAACTCCTCCTCCCGTGAATGCAAATTTGACGATTTGTCCTTCGATCAACCCGTGAGAAGCAACGCTGATTCGATCACTAGCGGGAACGATACCGGTTACGTTCTTTCGAACCAAGTTCCAAAGCGCCGAGTATGTGGTCCGCGAAATCGCCTGAGCATTTGCCTCCTTAAACAAAACCGATGAGGCTTGGTCCAAATTATCTTCTATGATTCCGCCTAACGGAACCTGTGCACCGGAAAGATTCAAATCCGTTTGATCAATTCGATCCTTCAAATATTGATCATTCGAATATTGACGATCGATTTCATCATTAATAAGGTCGCCGTCCGCCGGCGTGCTCTTTGACCAAGTCCTTGTTTTTGTAGCGTTGAATACTGCCATTGTTACTCCTTTACGTTCATATAATATTGATTGAATGTATTTTAAATTGATTGAATTTTACAAACTCCTTTGATCTTTTTTGTCATACTTGCGCTCCTTGAATCAATCCTGCCTCAGCCAAACCGTTTTCTTTCCGACCCTTTTGACTTGCGGAAGGAAAACGGATCTCTGCAAGTTAGGGAATCGAGACTTCATTTCGATCTAGATTCCTGTTTTTCGAACCTCATCTTTCTCACAAAAATTGATCATTGAAAATCCTCTTGAACTACGAAGTTATAAAGAATCAGATTGTCCTTCGCCTTTGAAGGAAAGGTTTTGAGAAAGAGTAAACTTCCGTTTTCGTCAAAGAGTCCGAGCTCGTTGATGGAGGCGCCAATAGCTTCGGATTGTTTCAGAGTCGTCTCGAAGATTCTTGTACCATCGGGTTGAGTCCTTATTTCCACGGCCTTTCTAAGAACTTCGTTTTGCAATCCAGTGTCCTCCGCTTGTGGAACTCTCGGTTCGCCCTCGTTCACTCCTCCGACCCCGAACGCAACCTCATAAGGTTGGATTCTTATATTAGAATCCGATAATAGAGTCGAGGCGTCCAACGCCCACCCCCCGTCCAAAAAAGGGGTTCGAAGCGCGGCTCCATACAGGCGCCCGGATTGAGTCGATGTTTCGAAACGATAACTAATGACGGCCTTAACGCCGCCCGCTCGAATCTGAGCGATCGCCTTATTGAACTCAGGCGCAACCACGACGGAATCGACCGATCCGGAAAAGATCACTCGAATCGTGGCGGGCCTCTTTGTATTCCCGGAAAGGGGAAATTCTCCGTTGAGCGTCAACGAGCCGTCGAGATATTGAGGAACACCTCCGTAACAAAGTTCTTGAATTTCATACAAAGTCCCCGTTCCGGCGAGAATCTGAGATCCGATTTCATTCATAGAATGAATATCTCCTTTCGACTTTCTTTTTTGTCTCGCGATCGAAAGGAAAATCTTATAACGAAAATCATCCATTGCTTCTCGTGGTTGTTTTAAGTTTTTTCCGATCAGATCCAGGACGCTTCCGGTTTGTGTGCGAAAGTCCGTCAAACCGCGCAACGACTCAAAAACTAAATTGACTTCGTTTAACAATTCTAGATCCGCATTCCATCTTTTTCCGATCTTAGAATTCGGATCGCGTGTAAAAAGCGAGGAAGGGTATTTTTGTAAAACCTCGATAACCGATGTCATATAAAATTCACCTGAACGTTTGCGGTGACGAGTTTCGCCCTTTGACGACTGTTCATCGAGAGTTCGTCTAACGTAGCCGGAGCCGACAAACCAACTTTGACCGACATTGACTTGATTCCCTGAACCTTTGACGATTCGTATTCGCTCAGACCGCTTTGAGCGGCGATCAGTTTCCAAGCAAACACGTCAGCCCCGGTTCCGTCCCCCTTATAAGTCGTAGAAATCGCGTTAACCGTATCCACTCCTCCGATGACTTTGATACAATTCGTTTTTACTATGGATTCAGATCCCGGGATCCAAAGCGCAGAATCCTGAACGATATCGATTCTCACATATACGGTCACGTTAGTCGGCCTATTAAAAAAATAGGTTCTCGCAACTCCTTTGCTATCGATTACCGTCGTATTTGTGGATCCGTATGATTCGATTCCTCCGGGCCAATTTTTTAAAAAGACGTCTCCGATTTCCTCCGAACTTCCCCCTTCGATAACCGCTTCCATAGAATGCGGAGGTCGCCCGTCTATATCCGCAAAATCTGTATTGTTCTCATAGACGACGGCGCTCAGTACTGAGTCTATCTGATTCAGAACGCCTTGAACGTTAGCCGCTGACGAACCTCCGTTGACTCCGAGTCCCATGAAGCGGTTCAAATATTCCACGTCGGTTTCAATCGATCGTCCTCCTCTCGCGGGCTCGAGATTGGCGACGGAATCAACGCCTGCAATCGCGGTGTTGATCGTATTTACGGTGTTAGCCGCTACGTTACCGTTGAGACCGTATTCTATGCTCAACGCTTGTGCGTTTAGAATTACGAACCCGCCCGAAATCGAGCCGGATTCAATCGTAATAAACTGATAACCGCTGCCAGTCTGACAAATCGTACCAGTTTCTACAAACGAACCTTCCAAACCCGAAAATTTTAATGCGACAATAGAACGTTTCGCCGGTTGGCGTTCGGCTCCGAGCGGATTCAAAACTCGATCCAAAGAAACCCCTCTTGCCGTGTGAGCGAAGTTGGAATAAAATACGGACTCGGCCAATTGATGAATCAAGTCCAGTTCATCGGCAAGAATTCTCATCCTAATCCCGTCCTCGCTCAAAATGGATAAGTCGATATCCTGACCTAAATTTGTTCTGTATTTCTCTTCCAATTCCGAGAGAATCTGATCTCTCGTTTTTCGAATAAAGCCCTGTTCCGTAACTCCAGCCATTATATTTCCCCCACAACGGTTCCGAATTTAGTATTTGCAGAATATTGAATATACAACCTACGACTTGAATCGTTCGTCTCTTTCACTTCTATCCTTTCGACGGAAATCGTTTCAGGATCCTTTAGAATGACTTTCCTGATTTCTATCATCGCTCTATCTTTTGAAACTTTGGTGGAAAAGATCGTAAACCAATCCAAACCGGTGAGCGGTTCGTAAGCGGATTCCCCGAGAGACAATCGGATCGCGTGCTTGATTCTTTGAGCATAGTATTCCAAACCCGCCAAAACGAAACTTTGACCGTTCGTTCTTACTATATCTCCGTCTTCTATCTTAAAACCTTTCATCCTATTTTCACCTTATTTGAAAGAATCTGGTCCACTTCCGCTTTTCTTAGATTAAGTTGCGATACGACCGAGGGAGCCAAGCCGGCTGGCGAACTCGGAATCGTATTCGTAGTAAACGAAGCGGCGTTATTAATAAAAACGTCCAAGATCAGCTTTATCAACTGTGCAAGCGTATCACCTAACACCGCCGATTCGGTAAGATCGATCAAACCTCCCTGAATCTTAATCGTATCGTTATCGAACTGGATAAAGGATTTCCCTTCCTTATCGCCTATCAACAAGCCCGAGCGATTCGAAGTAAGCGCCGGCGCCTCTGCGTCGCTTTTATAGCCGCAAACGATACATGCGCTTTGAAGATCAAACAAGGATTCCGAGACCACGGAACTCACTCCTCTGATCGCGTCAGACGTATCGTGCGTGGAAAAAGAAATCCAAACGTTGTCTCCGCGTTTATAATCGGGCTTCACATAAAAATCACCCGCCCACAACGTTCCTACTCTAATATTTGAAAGAATAGGGAACGTCTTTTCATCACCGGATCCGTCCTTTTGTTTAAAAGGAATTCTTACGTTAGCCGTCATCTCATTCGGATTAAAAGAATCTATGATTCCCGGTAAACCGACCTGGACCCTGGAGAGGGACTTTTTCATCGCTGCGATAATGACTTCGTCGAGATTCATAAGGGAAGTACCTCCAATTCCGAATAGTTTTCGGACTGAAACGTGGAGAATTTATGTTTTCCGCTTACGATTCTACAATCTCCGTTCAAATTTCCTCCGTGGATTGAGATTACCATGTTCTGTTTAAATTTATGTCTAAACAGACTTGTAACCTTCCAATTTTTTTGTCCTTCTTCGGGAAGACCGATCAAGCCGGATGTGCTATCCAGAAAAATGGAACTCCGTTTTTGCTTTGGCTGAAAAGAATCTATGTGCAAAAGGCCGTCTTGAAACCAGTACTGTGATTTGGTAAGATCGCATATTTTTTTGACGGACTCGCCTAACGAAGTGTTTGCGCTTAGGCTTATCATCTTATTCTCGCCAAGAACGATTTTACCGGGTTTAATGTTACCTCTTTCCAAAACGTCCAGTATTACGCTCATTGCGGGAAGTTTACTATACGTTTTCATAATATAGGAACGAGACCAAGTCCCCGCGTTAGCGCTGATCTGAAATTCTAAAATCCGATTTGTTCCATCCTGTTTGAACTTAGGACGAATTACGTTCCCGGACGCGACCAAACCGTTCTCATCCTTATAACCGGCGTTCAAGAAAACGCTCGGATATTGAAAACCGGCTCCTTGCGCTTTTGCCCCGACCAACGTCATCGTATCTTCGTTCACATTGTAAAGAGTGACCGTGGTTAGGTTCAAAGGACCCAAATCGGATTCGAATTCCATATCGAACGGAGGGAAGGTAAACTCCTTTGCAGTTCCTCCTTTGGGAAAAATTTCAAGAGACGCCACTCTGCCGAAAAGTTTTGGATTTCCGTTCATTCTTCACCTTCTATGTAGAGTTGAACGTTTGATCCGAGGGTCTGCGGGTTTACCGGGATCTCGACAAATTCATCACGATATAAATCGTCGATATCAAGCGGTCTCAGCACAATAGACACTGGGAACTCGTCGACGACGAGATGATTGAGGGAGACACCATAGACTAGACAAGAAGAGAACAGTTCGTTTCCGTTCTGGTCTCTAACGAGCACCGTCACGAAATCTCCGACCTGATTGTACGCAAATTCGAATTCGAATTCCTTAGATCCGATCTGATATGTATTTCGAATCGGAATGGAATCCGAATCAATGGGTAAATATTTAAATATTGGCATATTCTAATAACCTATTTTACTTTTGTTTGGCGGGGTTTGCATTTCCCGATTTATTGACTTCACGGGTCGTTTTTTTACCGCCGGATTTCATGGAGTTCAACTCCCTCGTTTTTGCTTCTGCGACCAGAATGGGAACTATCGAAATATTAACCGGAACGTCGTTTCCGTTCTCCTTGGATTCGGAGAATGTAATGTCTCCGAGAAGCAGGTTTGGAATCTCATCCACCGATCTTCCCAAATATCTTTGATCCGGATCGTTCGGTTTTACATAACGAAAGAAAGACGGAAGCATCGATAAAATTCGATTGATAATGCCCCCGGTTCCGTAACCCAGCAAAGTCAAGACCGTTCCGTCTGTTTGCCAGCGAATCAAAGTGTTTAACTTTTCGTCCACGGTCATTATAGAAAGACTCGAAACGGAAGAAGAGGAAGACAAAAGAGCGCCTAACGTAATCCCTCTTTGACCCGGAATAACATAATCCGTAATGGATGCTTTCCCCTTTTCCCTTTCTATCGGATGTCCCGTAACCTCAGCCGGATAGGAATATTGAATATCGAATGATACGTTCATTTCAACTTCCGTATCGCCGTCGGTAAGCGCGATCGTGTCTCGGCTTGTGAGTATTCCCATTATGCAGCTCCTTCCGGTGAAAGTCCGGATTGAAGACCGATTTTCAAAGCGATCTTCTCGAGTTCTTTTTCCAAATAAGCTCCAAACATTTGTGCGTCTTTTTGAGTGGAGCCGGACCCTAACGTCACGTTGGCAATGTTAACCGAGATTCCCTTTCCGTTGCCCGACTTGGATCCGCCTAAGATCCCCAGATCTTTCACCGCGACCAAATTGTCATCGGGATGAAATTGAATCACCTTTCCGTGTTTGGTGATGATCGCGTCTTGGACTTGCGTCGGCGGCTCTTTTACTTCGGGAGCGATTCCTAAAAATTTAAGAACTCCGGCAGGGACGATGTCGCTTATCATTTTACGGATCTTAGATCCTAAATCGCTGAAAAACTGAATAATTTTATCTTTAAAGGATCTAACCGTGTCCAATAACGTGTTAAACTTCTGTATCAACGGATCGATAAACTGAAGAAAGTCTCCGATAACCGATTTTCCGCCCTTCATCCATTTGAAAAGATCGCGTATTACAAAAGTGATTCCGCCGATCACCAACGCGACCGCGATGCCGATCGCGATAAACGGAAGCCAAGGTGCAATTGCGGCCCAACCGGCGGCGGCCATTCCGATCAAAGCTGGAATCAAAGACGCGAACGTAAAACCGGAAGTGATCAACATCTGAACTCCGGCCGCGATCAACGCCGCGACGATTCCGGCCAAAATACTACCCAGGACGATACCGGCGACTTCCAATCGGCCGACGGCCTCTTCACCTATCGTAAAATATTCAAAAAGATCCACGAATAAACGCAAGACCGGATTTAGCGCATCCAAAATCAAGGATCCGAGTTTTTCCTTTAAGATCTCGATCGTCCCGTTGAATCTATCAACGAGGGCCGAAGTAGTCCTTACGTGTTCTCCATAAGAATTTTGTAATTTACTATTCTCACTCAAAGCGGAGGAGAGGAGCTTTTCTCTTGCGAGTCTTTTATCGGCGGCGGAAATTCCCGATTGATTGATCCGCTCGAATTCCTGGGTATAATCTGAAAACAAAACGCCGTTCTTTTTTAAGAATTCTCCGTTACCTTCGTTGATCGCAGTGTACGCATCCTGCATGGAGGAAGAAAGATCGTTCCCGGCAAGTCGCGAAGACTTTTGCAGACCGGAAAGATTTTTGGAAATGAAATCAACGGATAAACCCGCTTTGACAGCCTGATTAGCGGCTTCAGTAAGTTCCCTTTGATTCGACAACCCCTTGGAACCTCGAACCGCGTTTTCGATCGAGGATTGAAGTTTCGGATATTCAGTTCCGGAAAGAGTTTTGAGAACTTCATTCTGTTTTTCTAATGCGATTCCTGCTTCCAGAGAAGGTCCTATCACGGTTCTAAAGGCGGAGGAGGCGATCGAGGAAAGAATTCTAAAAGAGGCGGAAGCCGCCGCCGCGATTTTAGAAGAAGCGCTCAACTGAAAGTTTAATTTTGCGACGTCTTTTTCGGTGAATCCTGCGGCCTTGGCGACGTTAAAAAATTCCTTCTCGAGTTGAGGATTTCCTTTTGCACTCGCGTACAACTTTCTAAGGGAACCTTCCGTCGTTCCCAATCTCTCGGAGAGAAGAGCGAGACCGGACATTCCTCGAACGGAATCCGCCATCGAAGCTCCCAGCGATTCCCAGGCTCGTATTCCTGACTCTGAAACGAGATTGGCCGAATCCGAAAATTCTTTTAGCTTAGAACGCAAATCATCCAATTCCTTTCGAATACCCGAAAATGGATCGTCCGGATCCACTCCGATTTTAATCGTTACGTTAAGTTCTCTTGCAGCCATATTAATTTTTTTTCCTCGACCTTGCCCTATTCTTCCCACTTTCAAAAATTAGAACCTTGAATCATTTTAGCTAAGAATTTCAATTCTTCCGCTTTCTCTTCGGCTTCCCTTCTCTTCCTTCGATCGACTACTTCCATCATCTTCATGTAGAGTACGGTGGACGCACTTTCGAGTTCTCTACTCGTAAAGTGCGCCACACCGAGAATGAAGGGTTTCCAAAAGAAGAGTTCACGATCCACTTCTTCGTCTATCCACTTCATCCATTCTTCCGTAGCCGGCGCTTCGCCGAATTCAGGGAATCGGTTATTCCAACTCCCACTTAAGAAATCGATTCGCTAGATGCAGCCACACCTCCACATGGTTAGGCTCAATCGTGTCTAACGTAGGTTCGAACCCATGACCGACTCCTTTCACACAAAACTTAAAGAACTTGTCCAAGAGTTTATCTTGATTGAGTCCTTCGGTTAACGAAATCGATTCCTGTCTCCATCGAAGCGCCTTCCTGTTTCCGGGGTGCTGAAGTTTATATCTTCTTCCGTCGATAAAATGAATCTGAGCAACCTTCGCGTCGTCGTCCACGGTCTCCAAGATTGGCTCGCCGGGCCTTGCCGAAGAATCGGATTCAAGTGCCGCGAGGTTACCAAGGGTATATTCCTTTTTTTTGGATTCAAGTTGAGTTGTTTCGTCGATCATGCCGTTAAAACTCCTTTGTAATCCGGAAGAAGAAAAACCCAGGCGCGATCTTTATATTCCTTACCTCTTTCGATGTTCGGTCTTTCCCAAACTCGTCCCTGAGCGGAGAAACCGAGCATCCCGCCGTCGCTCTTGTCCTTGACGGTGAACACGCAAGGAAGTCTCCCCTCTCCCAACGCATAAAAGAATTCATTCTCAGGAGAATCACCCAGAAGAGTAATCGTAAGTTTTACTCTTCCGTCGTAAACTTCGGAGATATTCCAATCTCCTTTGATTCCGACTTGAGAGAGAATGTATTCTTTAGTGACCGGCTCGATTTTGAAAAACCCGTCGGCTTGACTCATTCCGGATACGTCTCGTCCGTTGCAGTTAACGTTTAATTTTTTTGGATCCCAAATGCCATTCATTCCATTGCTCCTTAGGTTAATTCGCCGTCGATATCCACTTCGTTGATCGCCCCTCTCAAACGGCATGAGAAGGTGATGTTCGGAAGGATCCGATTGTTTCGATCGTTCGTTGGGATTTCATCGATCGTTTCCGGCAGATTGATTTTATATTGGTAGTCTCCGAGATCGGATCTCGCTTTATCGCTTTCTGTCTCCACGGGCGCGATGATCCCTTGAACTCCCGCTTGCACGAACACCTCGCGCATTCTGGATTCGATCATTTGTATTCCTTGGATCGTATAAGGAACTACGTCCGAGTTGAGAAAAAGACTTGTGATGTTCTCTCTCAAACGAGCCTTCAACCACGCTCGATTCTCCACAACGTCGGCGTAAACTTGGCCAGTGGAAATTCCCGGATAAGGAACTTGTTTTCCTCCGAAGTCGACGATCAAGTTGCCGTTATCCGCAAAGACGGAACTGACTTGAGAATTCGTATAACCGGAATTCTCGACGCCGTCTAACGGAAGATAGGCGTAGTTGTAAGAGCCGACTCTTCGAGGCGACGAATTTCCGACCCAGGCCGCTTCCGGAAAAGAGTTCGGATTCTTATGAAGCATATAAAATTCCCAGATGGAATTTCTTCCGGTCAAAGCGGTAAGATCGTCCGTGCAGGCAAAAAACATCTTCTCAATGGACGCGAGATGATCGCCTAATGCGTGTAACTCGGTCTTATCATGAGTGGTGGCCGTAGTTTTAAACCAAGCGTCCTTGCCGCCGCTTCTGAGATCCGAGATTTCCACCGCGGCGGTGGCCCAGGAAGTCAAAAGAAAAACCGCGATCGTCTTCGGTCTGGGCGTTTGTCTGAAAACATTAACCGCCTGAAGATATTCCTTATCGGTGGACGTAAAGCCGAGTTCCAAAAGATCGCTAGCGGAAGTAATTTCCATATAACGTTCGTAACTCAGAGGGGCTTGAACGAAGGCGGAAACGATTCCGGAACCTAAATCTGAAACCTCGGAAATTTCCACGATCTTACTTGCTCCTCCGATGTTTGCAACCGCTTCCGCAGCCAACTTGACCTGATGAGCGGTGGAAGTGGCAAGGCCGGAAGCGTCGGTGGCAACGTTAACCGTAATCACATAAGGATCGTTAGACGTTCCGGTTCCGCTGCGAACCGTGCTTAGCGCGGTGCTGTTTCCCGAAACGACGTATTTGACTTGAATAAAAACAACTCCTTGAGTTGCTGATTTCCAAATGAGTCCCGAAGAATTGTTCGAGACTTGCAGAAAATAGGTCGGAGCCTTGATTCCGAGAATCAAAGGCAATCCGAACCCCGTTTGAGAGACCGGTGTATTTCTAAGAAATAGATTGATACTGATCGGTTCTATTTTAGAGATTGTTTGTGCGCTCATGCTTCCTCCTGAAATTCAACCGCTGGTGCGCTTGCGGTTGATTCGCCTTGTTTTTCACTGTACTTCCTCGATTTGAATAAGAGATCAAAACCGGCCTTGTATTGGTAAACGCCCTCTCCCGTTAAAACGGTTCTGTCCTGAACGCTTACCGAAACTACGTCCGGCGTGACTCCGAACTTTTCGCATTCGATCAATCCTTCCAGAGAATCGAACCAATCCATCGCGCTCTCACAAAGGTTCCAGCAATCGGCGATGGAGCTATCGTGTAAAAAAGAAACGCTGATCGTAGTTCTTTGGATTTTACGACTGATCTCTTTAAAACTTTCAGAATCTACTCTTTGGATCCATTTTGAGGAATTCTTGGAAGAATCCTGAGTCAACTCGAGGATCTTATAGGTGCCGTACGGGTAAACGGGAGAAGTTACGATTTGGTCCGCTAAAATCATATCGATCGGAGGATCCGGTTTGAGAATCTCCAATATCATCTTGTTCATTACGGATTCTATATCTTCAAATTTCATAAAATACGAATACTTCCTTGCAATGCCGGGATATCCCAACCGGGGCCTTCCCATTCACTGCAGCGAGTCTACAACGGATGAAACTGAAAATCTACGTCGCTCATGAACACAATAGAACGCAATTTCCTATCGGTCCCATTTGCGATATGCGAAACCGCAACTCAAAACAAAGTTTTTATCAAATCGATTGAAACAAAAAAGAGGAAAGAAAGAAATCAAAGAAGGGAATCGACGAAAAAATCGAACTAAAAAATTGACGGATAAAAAAAAGAAGAATCCTACGTTCTATTCTAAAATCGAATCGATCGAATAAAATGAAATTTTTCTCCGATGATTTATACGAATGAATAAAAAAGCGGAACAGAAACGGTTTACCGTTTTGACTGGTATGCCGCTTAAAACGAAAGAATCAAAAGTCTTCTTCCGTTTCCACAAAATGTTTTCTAAAAAATTCCTCCACGCCGATTCTGGAATACAAGATTCTTCCGTCCCTAAGTCTCCAAAACTTACCGAGCAAACCTTCTCTTCTATAATCGCCGACTCTGCGAACGGTCCTTTTTAAAAGGGCGGCGACTTCTTTCGGAGTCATCGTATCGTTCGGATTTTTAGGGATCACCGGATCTGCGGATAAACCTTTGTAAGTCCTTTCGGATTTTCTGTCTTGATTCAAAGAGGTATTATAAAGGGACCCTTCCCGAGAATATCCGTTCACAGCTTTGGATTTGATTTCTTGGGAAACATTTCGTTCTTCGTCGTTTCGTTTCTGAAGCAT